TTGTGGATTGATTGCATGAATGGTGATAAAGAAAGATTAGCTGAAATGCTTAAATACAACAAAGGTGATGTTGTGGGCTTGGAACAGCTTTATCTTAAACTGAGACCATACATCAAGAATCATCCAAACCTTGGAGTATTGATGGATAACAATGTTTGCCCTTCCTGTGGAAGTAAGAATCTTAAACCATCGGATGCTACATACTTTACAAGTTCTAATGAATTTCCTGTATACAGGTGTGGAGGATGTAATTCTCCGTTCATAAGAAGTAAGTCTAGCCTAAGCTCTGGCCCAACTGAATTAAGAAGTATCGCGAGGTAACACTTGACAAAAGAGTATTTAAGGGTTATATTATAATATATGCTGGTTCGCAAAATAAACAATATTGAGCATAAGGTATATAGCAACGAAGATGAATTTCGCCAATACTGTCCTGATGACAAATTAACTCGCAATTGGAGGGATGGCACCAAAGGTAGCTGGGTAACGACTGACGACGGAAAAGTCTGTCAAGTTCTAAAGCGGGGTGAACTTAGGAATAGTCAGTCTACGGGCGTGTGTAATTACTATGTTAGGACAGCTATTGGCTCTTTTGTTTGCAGGGACAGTATGAAGATGGAGGGAGATCTTAGAAAGAATATGTATTCTTTCGGATCTGATGAAACCTCCTTGTATCAACAAAAGATACATAGAAAGAAGGCAACTCGAAGGGAGTTCTTGTTTGCCAAGTACGTTGCGCAGGGTGACGGGGTATCAGAGGCATTTATTAAGGCATACCCAACCAACAATGAAAAGTATGCAGATTATCAAGGTAAGATTTTATTAAGTACCGAAAGGGTTAAGAATTTGATTAGAGAAGAAGTAGATAAGGTTCTACACGAAGCTGAGATTACTCCATTGTATTTGCTTGAAAAAATGAAATCTGTTGTAGACAATAAAGTAGCTCAAGATAAAGATAAGATACAAGCCATTAAAACACTAATGCAAATAAGCGGCATGATGGAGACCGATAAGCGGACTGAGTCGGTTACATTATTCCAAGGATTTACAAAGGAGCAATTAGATGCTATCCAAGGCGGAAATTCAAAAAAACTCATCGAAGCTTCGAGAGAAGTCGAGAAATAAAGATTGTATAATATGTGGGTTCTCAATGTGGGAGCATACATCTATATGGTATAACGTCTCAGAAGATTATTTTTCTGTAGAGTGTTGTGAATGCTTTTCGTCCTATGATGAAAACTTTGAAATAAAAATGCCAGGATTAATATTCAATTATGGAGAATCGTAATGAAAACAGTTAAATTTGATTTAGTACTAAAAGTGCATAATAATTTAAAAGAAGATGAATTGAAGAGTTCTTTAGATTCATATCTTATAAATGATAAAGTTATGCATTCTGTTGTTGAAAAAGTTATTGGAGAGCACGGCGCTCCTGAGAATTTTTTTATACATTCAATTGAATTAAAGAAAAAAAGAAAGGCTAAAAAGAATGCCGTACAAAGTGGTGGGAAAAACGGTGTACGTGAAAAAGAGTGGGACGTGGTCTAAAAAGGCTACTGCTAAATCACCGGCAAAGGCTAGGGCGATGGTAAGGCTCTTGCGTGGCTTGAAGCATGGAATGAAACCAAGAAAAAAGAAATGAAACTAGCTGTATACGGAACGCTTAGAAATGGGAATAAGAATATTGGTAGAGTAAATAATACTTCACTTGTTTATCCCGGACATCAAAGGTTCCCTGCCATGATACAGGATTACAAAGGTAAAGGAACGGTTGTTGAGGTTCATGATGTAACTAGCGAGGATTTAGCACAGTATGATTTATACGAAGGCGTTATGGTGGGATTGTATGACAGGGTGAAAGTTGATGTTGAGCTTGATTCTGGGAAACGGGAAAGAGTTTGGGTATATGTTGCCGGGTCGAGGCTTTTAGATATGGTAGATATTTTTGAAGAGATTCCAAATGGAGATTGGTACGATAGAAAAGTTTAATATAATTCCAAATGATCTAAACGAAAAAGAGCGCGTACTCAATATGGCGTCTAAAGACTTGATTTCGTTTGGCCAGCTTTTTCTCCCGGATGACTTTATGAAGTCAAAGCCAGCTCCATTTCACTATGAAGTTGGAGGGTTGTTTTTAGACAATACAATAAGAAGGCTTTGTCTTGTATTGCCTCGTGGACATACTAAGTCTACTTTGGCTAAAGCTGCTCTACTGCATAGGATATGTTTTAATCCAAAAGGCAAGAACGAATTTGCAGCTTGGGTATCCGAAGAGCAGGGACAGGCGGTAGATCATCTTAAGTATATTAAAAGTCATATAGAGTTTAATCCTGCTTTAAATTATTACTTCGGAGATATGATTGGTAGTAAGTGGACTGAAAAAGAAATCACCACTTCTAAGGGCGACAGAATTATAGCCAAAGGTACAAGCCAAAGACTTCGTGGTAGATCAGAACTTGGACTTCGTTATACAAAAATTATTCTTGATGATTTTGAATCTGAATTAAATACTAAAACGCCAGAAAGACGTAAGGAAATTAAAGAATGGCTTATGTCTACGGTGTATCCAGCCCTCGAGGAGTCTAAGGGGAATGAAGGCTCTATATGGCTTATAGGAACAATCGTCCACTACGATTCTGCTTTACAGGGAATATACGATGGATATTTAGAAGCCAAGAAAAACAAGGAATACTATACTTGGGAAATGGTATTTCACAGGGTAATAGAAGATGATAAACCTCTATGGCCTTCTTATTTTCCAAAGGAAAAGATAGCAAGCATAAGAAAAGATTATGAGTATGTTGGCCAGCTTCATAAATTTGCTCAAGAGTATATGAATGACGCCAGAGATCTAGAGAGTGCAAAGTTTAAAATAGATAAGATTAATTATTTCGATGGACAATTTAAAGGTAAGAACAACCAAGCTTATATTATTACAAAAGAAGATGCTATACCTGTCAATGTATATATGGGTATCGATTTGGCCTACGAGTCTTCCGCCAAACATGATTATCAGGTTATTGTTGTTTCTGGTATTGATAGTGATAAAAATATTTATGTAATAGATATTTTTCGAGAGCATATCCCGCTTTATGATATGCCAAGAAAGATATTTCAATATGCAAAAGAATATCAACCTCTGAGAAGGGCGAATGTAGAACACGTAGGAGCACAGGGAATAATTCGAGATGCTGTGAATGAATTATCTGGTAAAGATAGAAAAATGGCTCCAGGAATAGCTCGCGGCGTTAGACCTCCTTACGGAATTAAAAAAGAAGATAGATTGGAATCTCTTCTTTGTCCAATAGTTAATAGAGGAAAGCTTTATATAAAGAAGCAACATAGTGACCTGGTAGACGAAATGTTTCATTTTCCAAAAGCAAAGAATGATGACATTCTTGATGGGCTTTGGTATTCGATAATAAACGCAAGAGCACCTTTGAGTGTTAAGTTTGATGCTGAAAATTTCGAGGAAATGGTTGAAGAGAAAAAAGAATTTTTAGGTAGAAAGATAATGAGAAGTTGGATTACAGGTCAAAGAATTTAAAAATAAATAAAAAAAGACTTGACAAATACATGTTTTACGCTTATATTGTATAATATAAGCTAATTTTATACATTAGGGAGATTTAATATCGCTGACGAACAAGATTTTGCGCAAGTAGATGAGGCGCAAAAGAATTTAGATTTGTGGAAAAGATGGCGTGATGCGCGATCTGAATGGGACATTGAGGCAAGAGATGCCGTTGATTTTGTCCTAGGAAATCACTATACAGAAGAAGAGTCTGCTGCATTAAGTGCTGTTGGGCAGGGTGATTTTATTATTGACAGAGTTTACGCTGCTGTTGATAAGCTCAAATCTTTGCTTACCTCAAGGAATCCAAAATTTTCTGCTGTAGGAAGAGAGGACTCCGACAACAAACTTGCTCAAGTTTGGAAAACAATATTAGAATATTGTTGGGACATCTCCGATGGAGATATGCAGTTTAAGCAAGCTGTTCACGATTATGCTATAACCGGAATGGGATATTTTTATGTATATATAGACCCAGAAGCTGACTTTGGCAGGGGCGATGTTAAATTTACTTATTTAAATCCGTTCAGAGTTTATACCGACCCAGCATCTAGAAATAGATATTTTGATGATGCATCTTCTATTATTTTATCCACGGTGCTTACAAAAGATCAGGTTATTTCTTTATACCCAGAAATAGAAGAATCTTTACCAGAAATAGATACCATGACACAAGAAGATGATTATCCATCTTCAAGTAGAAAAAATTCTTCCGGATCATTTACTCCGGATGTGGTAAAAGATTTAGATAGTGCTGGGTTTGAAAAATATAGAATACTGGAAAGATTCGAGAAGATTAAAGTACCATATTACAGACTTTTCAACAAACAAAGCGGTGAAGAAAAAGTTGTTGATATGGAAACTTTCGAGCAGATTGTAAGTCAAGATTCACATTTAATAGAATCGGGGCTGGTAGAAGCTGTTGAAATAAAGCAAACACGCATTCAAGTCACAGCTACAATGGGGCAGTTCCTACTTTATCAACAAGTCCTCAATACTGATGTTTATCCCGTAATACCAGTCCCAAATATTTGGACAAATACACCCTATCCAAAATCAGATGTATCAAAGGTTAAAGACTCACAAAGGCTAATTAATAAGCTTTTTTCTTTAACATTAAGCCACGCCCAAGCATCAGCTGGACTTAAGCTTCTTGTTCCAGAGGGAAGCGTGGATGACATTGGTCAATTAGAAAAAGATTGGGCTAACCCAAATGCTGTATTAGAATATAATCCAGAATTTGGAGAACCACACTTTCCAGCTCCACAACCGCTTGCTGGCGAATTTTATCATTTAATAGATAGGGTGGAGCATTATATAGATTTAAATTTTGGAATTCCTGAGTTAATGCAGGGATTCAGAGAAAAAGCTCCCGATACAGCAAGGGGAACAGCTATGCTTTCGGAAATGGGAGAAAGCCGTGGTCGTTCTAAATTGAAAGATATAGAGGGAAGCTTAAACCAACTTGGAAGATGTATATACAATATAGCAAAAGGACATTATACATTCCAAAAAACATTTAGAATCGTGCAACCTAATAATGACTTAACTGAATTTGCAGTTAATAATAGGTTGTATGATGACAAAACCAACGAACTGCAGAC